ACGAATTAGCTAAGCCATATATTGTTTCTAATTTATTAGAAACACCCTTTGCTAAACCAGCATGTATTTTGGAACCAATGAAGGTTAGAATTATTACTAAACCTAAATGGAACCAGTACTTGGGAATGAAAGACATTCAGCAACGATGGTGGAGAAATCTTACGGAACATCGATGTTTCGAGCTTGTTGGCCGTCCGGTTAACATGAACGACATTCGGTGGGTAGGTTCTACTCGAAATCGGGAGACAGAGGGATTTGTATCTGGTGACTACTCGGCAGCTACGGATAATTTGAAAATGGCGGTGTCCCTGGTGATCTTGAAAAAGATCTGCCAGAGTCGAGATTTAGAGACCTATCAGATGTGTTATAACGCACTGACAGGAGGAAAAATCATCTACGACATTGCAGCAAATATTCCGAACTGTAATTTCAAGACACTCTACGAAGGAGAAGATTTTGAAGAGACTCGTAAGAATCTCGTCAATGATCTTCTTTCTAAGAAAGAGTTTCAAGAAAGAATCGGTAAGTTACTGGGGAACATCCCTACTGAGGCATTTAATGGGCAATTTTCTATCAAACAGATGAACGGACAACTTATGGGAAGTATAATTAGCTTTCCTATTTTGTGCGTAGCTAATCTGAGTGCCTATAGATATGCTTGGGAAACCTATGTCGGTGGAGAATATATGTTAGAACTCCTAATGGAGAACCATCCAGTTCTCATTAATGGAGATGATATTCTCTTCTGTGCGACAAAAGAATTCTATTTACATTGGAAAAAGATCATTACCGAATTTGGATTTACTCCAAGTCCTGGTAAGAACTTGTTTCATATGAATCTTTGTCAAATCAATTCTGTCTTGTTTCGTATCCGGGATGAAATTAATATCCCTGGACGTGATGCCATTGACATCATCGATTATGTGAACTTTGGAATGATCACTAATCGTCGAAAACAAGAATGTGAATTTGATACATCAGGTTCTTCACTCGTTAACAGTGAGGATTTGAATTCGCTCTTTGGGCGAGTTCAGAACCTTTCAAAAATTCAATCCAAACTTTTGGATGGCCTACACTCTTCTTTAAGAGGGCCTGTAAATAGACTTTTTGTGCAACACCAATCATGGATCTCTAAAACCTTACCCGGATTTAACCTTTACGCACCTGAAGAATCAGGTGGTCTTGGTTTATCCGACGAGGGGATAGAGCTAGGTGAAGCAACTGAACGGGAATCTCGATTTCGTATAGCGTTTTGTAGATATTTAAGGTCTATGGGACGCACCACATCTGGTTATCTCTTTCCACGGGGATTAACTGGACAAGTATCCGTAATAGCACAGGAAATGGGTAACTATTTCCCAGTATTACGACTTGGGGTGGAAGAGTCTTCCGAGGGACTCGAAAGCCCTGTGAACCTTTACTGGAGAGCCATTCGCAAGGGATTGCGTTTGGGGCCAGAAGGAATAGATGCATTAGTTATCAAACCGGAAATAAAGGTCCGGGATTGCATTCGTGTAGAACGCGTAACACGATTTGATAAGACCGTATCTGTCAGTACTATTGAAAACTGTCTAAAAGAACATTTTGATACTTATTCAAAGTATCTTCCTAGTAAAGAGGCGCAAGACCTTCACCATAGCGGTGTAGCCCTGGACTTCTAGGTGACAAATGTTCGACATGTCTCTCGTCAGGGGACAGAAAGACGGCAGTTTCGCACGCTAACATGCTCGAGTGATGGCACTTTGTTGTCATGTAGTTTGGGGACACTTCAATCATTCCTCATTATCAATCAATCGATAGTTATTGAAATCTTTTGTTAGTTTTTCAATACATATCAACTGAGTGATCCATGTAGCTCTTGGTGTTTTGTGTGCAAGCTTAGGAAGTCTTTCAAGTTTCTTAGGAACGGGACGGAACGGTGG